TTACAGGAATATTCAGCTTCTTCTGACCGCTTCCTGCACGTTTACCGCCATGTTTCTTTTTTATTTCCATCCAATAAAAGTAAATATATTTTTCAAGTGGCAAAGGGATAAATTTGCAACTCAATTGCGGCCTGATTTTATCTTATTTTCAGTAATGTTTGAAAATACAGAACATTGGTTAACTTTGGGATATGGCCAAAAGCAACAGCAAAATAAAAGACCTGATCCCAGATGACAAGAATTTCAACAAAGGTTCGGAGTTTGGAAATTCATTGATCGAAAAATCCATGCAAAAATTCGGAATTGGAAGATCTATCCTGATCGATAAAAACAATCGAATTATTGCCGGAAACAAATCAGTAGAAAATGCAGCAGCTTTAGGAATCGAAGATGTTCAAATTGTAGAAAGTGACGGAAAGCGAATTATTGCGGTAAAGAGAACGGACATTGATCTTGATAGTCCAGAAGGTCGGGAAATGGCGTTGGCAGATAATGCAACGGCCAAGGCGAATATCGTGTTTGATGCTGAATTAGTTGAAGCCGAACTTGCGGAGGCGGTTTGTGAGGAGTGGGGAATTGAAAGCAGCGTAAAATTGGAAGCGGCTGAAGATGATTTTGAGGGCATAGCTCCAGAAATACCGATCACTTGTATTGGCGATATTTACGAAATAAACCAGCATAAGCTCCTTTGCGGGGATAGCACCCAAACAGATACTTTCAGCCGCTTGTTTGGCCAGGAAGTGGCCGATTTGGTAGTAACTGATCCGCCGTACAACGTGGCTTACGAGGGGAAAACTAAAAAGAAGCTAACAATAGACAACGACAAGCAATCAGACGGCGACTTTTATCAGTTTCTTTATGATTTCTATACAGCACTTGGGAGTTATACAAAGGCTGGCGGAGCTTGGTACGTTTGGCATGCGGACTCGGAAGGGGCAAATTTCAGGAGAGCAATGGCTGATTCGGGGATAATGGTAAAACAATGTCTCATATGGGTAAAAAATTCAATGGTGATGGGTAGGCAGGATTATCAATGGCAGCATGAGCCATGCTTGTACGGATGGAAAGAAGGCGCAGCACATGGATGGTACAGCGACAGAAAACAAACAACGGTTTTAGAGTTTGACCGACCACAAAGGAACGCAGAACACCCAACAATGAAGCCTGTGCCCTTATTTGCTTACCAGATCGGAAACAGCAGCAAACCCGGTGATATTGTGGCCGATGGTTTTGGTGGATCAGGAACAACAATGGTGGCTTGCGATCAGTTGGGCAGAAAAGCTTATTTGGTTGAGTTTGACCCTAAATATTGCGATGTCATAGTTTCCCGAATGATAAAGTTTAAAAGAGAAACGGGCAGCAGCTTAGTGATCAAGAGAAACGGGCAGCAGCTTAGTGATCAAGAGAAACGGGCAGCAGCTTAGTGATCAAGAGATTAATAAATACATTGAAAATACAAATGCCCAAACCTTCCAAACAAACGATAATTGACAGCCTGATTCATGAAATTGAATCGGGAAATGAGCGTGGCAAAGTGTTGGGTAAAATTGGAAAGAAGTGGGAATTGAGCCGAACGACTTTTGATAGGTTATGGAAAATCGCCAAAGATCAGCAACAGGAGCGTCAACGCAAGGCTTCTGAAGCAGCAGACAAGGCTTATATCAACGCAAAGGCAGAGGCCGCTAAATCGGCTGTAATGAGCAAGCAGGAAAGGCTTGAATATTTAACTTGTATTGCAAAAGGTGAGGTTAAAATAAAAAAGCCGTTCGTCATTAATGGTAAAATAATGGAATACCCTTCGGAGCCGGATCATTCCGACAGGATGAAGGCTATTGCTGAGCTCAACAAAATGGACGGCGACTATGCACCAACCAAGCAACAAATCCAAATCAACAAATTAGGCAAGGAGTTATCAGAATTATACGAAGATGAATGAATGTAAGATTCTCAAAAAAATGGTTTAACCCTTTATATTTCATCCTCAACGATCTCTTGCAAAAAGATAGCGTTCGGACAATCTTAATTTATGGTGGAAAGTCCAGCGCAAAAACATTTAGCATTTGTCAGCTAATGGCAAAGGAATCGGTTATCAAAGGGCACAGTGTTCTTTCCTTTCGTAAATTCTCAACTGATATTCCAACAACCATTAAAGAAACCTATTCAAAGGCCATTGATCTTTGCTACCTGAAGCCTGCATTTGAAAAGCAGGATCGGCGATTCCTCTCCACATTAAACGAATCAAAGATTATTCTCCGAGGATTGGACAGCGAAGAAAAAGCGAAGGGAACGGAGGGTTTTATGTACGTTCATCTGGAAGAGCTGAATCAGTTTGAATACGAAGAGTATGAACAGTTCGACATGTCGCTACGTGGCATGAAAGGCCAAAAGTTATTTGCAACATGGAACCCGGTGAGTGAAAATAGCTGGGTAAAGAAAAACCTTGTCGATACTTACAATTTCATTGAAACCGAATACAAACTACCCTGCCCTACTTCATTCGTTAAAATATCTGACTGCGGAAAAGTGGTATTGATCAAAACAACGTATGAAGATAATTATTGGGTTGTTGGCGGTCCGGGTTATGGTTACCGAGATGAAAACCTGATCAGTGTTTACAATCGTATGATGGCACGCAATTACAACGCATACCGTGTGAATGTATTGGGTGAATGGGGTGTAATGCGAACGGGCGGCGAATACTGGAAACAGTTTGATGAAACGAAACACGTTCGGCAACTTGAAATAGAAGATACTACAATTCATGTTTCGATTGATAACAATGTGAACCCATATATTACTCAAACGATCTGGCAAATCCATCCAAAAGAAAAGCAAATTAACCAGGTTGCTGAACTTCTTTGCCGCTCACCGGAAAACAACGCACCAAAGGCAGCAAGGGCAATGGTGAAATGGTTGGATAAAATCGGGTATGAAGATGTGCTTTTTCTTTACGGTGATCCCTCAGCAAGTGCCCGTTCAACCGTTGATGAAAATAGCGCATCGTTTTATGATAAGTACATAGACGAACTGAGATCTGCAGGTGTAAAGGTTGTTTCGAAGGTGCAAAAATCAGCCCCGGCGGTTGCTTTGCGTGGTGCCTTTATAAATGAGATTTACGAAAGCAATTATGCAGGTTGGAGTATTGCGATTTCGGACAAGTGCCAAGAATCGATTCAGGATTATATTTTGGTAAAGGAAGATGCTGATGGAAGCATGAAAAAGATAAAAGAAAAGAACAAGGAAACAGGCGTAACGTTTGAACCACAAGGCCACTGCTCCGATGCAAAGGCTTATTTTATTACTACCGTATTGAAAGCATACTTTGATCAGTACAAGCAGCGAAACAACAAAGTCAAAGGCTATTCGGTCCCCGGCTAATATTTCAAATAATTCTGAAAGTTTCATTTTTTCACTACATTTGAGAAACTAAATATTTCCGGTATAAGTAACCGGCATATCATGGTTCTACAATTTGAGCAGGTTCAGAGCATTGTTCTGACTAATCCGAATAAGCATTTAATTGATTACGGCATTGAGCAAAACAAGAAACTTGCCATGCACGTTGACGGCATTGGGCTCAAAGAAGCAATTGAACATGTTGATTTCTTCGCCTCAAAAGAACTCTTCCACATTCAGCAGAAATATGCAGTCAGCAACAAAGACATGTTTGGCCGGTTGCTGGAAATGGAAAATATGGTTTTCACAGCCCGTGGAGGATCATCTTACTTTGGATTGAGGAGCGATGAGGAAGAATCTGAAATGCGATCACTACTGAGTAAGGTTCGATTCGGAATTTCCCTTCGCAAATGGATGCAGGATTTTGCTATTAAAGCATATCGCACCGATCCAATGGGAATTATCTTCATGGAGATCGAGAAACAGGTCGTTGATGCTAATGGCCAAATGAAAGAACCATCAGCCTATCCTACTTACAAAAGTGCTCAATGCATTTACGATTATCTTCCCAACGGTCGCAACCTGGAATATGTTGTATTCAGATTGACCAAACAGGAAGCAATCAATTTCGGAGTGCAGGATCGAGGTTTGGATGACTTGAAAGCGAGTGCCCAAACAGAATATTTTCGTGTTGTTGATGATAAAAAAGATCTGATTGTGCTTCGCAAAGATGGCAAAGTAAATCTCGTTAGTAATATCTCTCAGCCGAACCCAATTGAAAACCCATGGAAACGAACACCGGCATTTATCATCAGTGATTTGATGTTGTACACTGAGCCGCACAAATTTACCTCTCCTCTTCATTTGGTTGTTGAATTGGCAGATTGTTTTCTGAATGATCGATCCATTCGTGACCTGCAAAAGAAATACCATGGTTATGCAAAAGCGGTTGAACCGTTATTACAATGTCCTACGTGTGAAGGAACAGGTTATGTTGGCGCTAATCCGTGTTCATCATGCGCAACACCAGGAGCATCGAAAGGAAGCGGTTACAAACTGAAAACAAAGGTTAGCGATGTAGCCAAATTTCCGCTTGAAATACTTGAACAGGCATCTTTCGATTTCCGCAAAATATTCGGCTACGTTACTCCCGACATTGAATCGTGGAACAAACAGGATTCAAGCCTTGAAGACTTGGAAGAGATTATCGAGATGACCTATTGGGGAACGGTCCGCAACAAACGGCGCAATAATAACGCACAAAAAAGCGGTGAGGAAAAAACAGCAACAGAAGTTGACAGTAACGAACAGCCGAAAGAAGCACGGTTAAATAAAACGGCTGATTGGGCCGAAAGCACCGAGAATATGGTTGCTGATTTTATCGGTCAATACTGGTTTGAACCCGAGCCTGTAAAATCAAATATCAATTACGGAAGGGATTATGTATTAAGAACACCAGATGAGTTGATGAATAATTACGTCACACTTCGCACAAAAGGCGCTCCCGATTTTTCTCTGGATGAAGCTCTTGAAAAGTACTACAAAGCCAAGTATCAAAATAATCCTGCGTTGCTGCAAAAATATTTGAAGATGTTGGACGTGGAACCATTCCCGCATATCAGCGTATCTGCTTCCAAAGGATTGATCACAGATTTCAATGAGTTCAACTGCAAGCTGTATTTCGGAGAGTGGGCGAATACCATTCCTGAAATTGACTGGATCAGAAAGAAACCAGATGCCCTACGAAAAGAGCTGTCCGACTACGTGAAAGCAAAAGAATTGACAGAGTCTAAGCCTGTTGATCCTATTATGAATTAAGTCACTAATCATTCATTTATAAATTTTACATCATGCCATTAAGCAAAGCGGGCTTAACAAAAGCCCTTAAAAAATTCCAGCCCATGAAGGATGCTGGAAAAACGGTTGAAGAAATTGCAACCGAAATCTCAATTGATGAAAACGGTTATGAACCGGAAGAGGTAAAGCAACTGTTGGAAGCATTGGGATTTGAAGAGGAAACAACTGAAACAAAACAACCAGCAACACCTGCAGCAACAGGCACAAAGCCGCCTGAATTACCGGCTGTAGAAAATCAATCACAAGGCAGTGATCTTGCTTCGATCCTGAGTGGTATCGATTACAAAAACCTGAAAGGCGAAACGTTCAAAAAGTATGTGCAGTTGGTTGGTGATCGTTCTTTTGTTGAAATCAACGATGAGGGCAAAGCTGTTCCCGTTGTTGGTAAGTTGCAACAAAATGATTCATACGACTTCGAACAGTATCGTGCAAAGCCAATCTTTAAAGATCGATTCCCTGGCATGGAAGGAACTCCCCGTGATTACGTGGGTATTGAAATCATTCGGGATAAGCCGGAACATACTTCACGCATTCCCGTTTCTGTGGCACTCGAATTCAATGCACAGATATTGAATCAACATAGCCGTGCAGGGCATGGAAAATATTATTTGCTGAAAAAGTAAATCATCTCAATAAAATTTTAAATCTCTTACAATGAAAAAGTTTATCGAATACAAATACGAAATGGCCTCTGTTGATGGAAAACGTGCATGGATCAATCCGGTTGCAACTGGTAAGGAACCTGTAATGGATGAGCATCAAGCGCAAACGATCAATGATCAATTTGTAAACACTGGTGTAAAGCTGGAATTGAAAGAAGAAGTTCCTGCTGAAGAAACTGCCACTGAAGAAACAAGCGAATTGGTTGATCATGTTGTTACTGAAGAGGATCTCGCTGCAAATCCTGAGTTGGCTGAATCAGGTGTAAAGGTTGGTGACACCATTCAAATCAAACCTGAAACCAAAGCCGAGTAATTCATTCACTTACTAATCATTCAAATATGGCATTCAAAAAAGAACTCAAAGAAAAACTGAAAGCATTCGGACTTGATCCGGATAAGCTCGAAGAAGCAGCAAAGGCAGAAGCCGAGACAGATGTTGAAATTCCTGCTGATGTAACCGTTATCAAAACAGCCGACCTCGAAACCAGAGATGCAAATAAACTTGCTGAAGGCAAAAAGCTGGGTGAAAAAGACGGTGAAAACAAAGGAAAGGAATTGGCTGCAAAAGCATTTAAACGCAAACTCGCTCTCCCTGACACGGTACCCAATGAAATCGATAAAGTAATCGAAGCAGCAAATGAGCAATTGGGCAAAGGTGATGAGGGATTGAAGTCACAAGTAGCCGGACTGCTGAAAGACAAAGAAACCTTGCTTGCGGAAAAACAACAACTGGAAACCAAAGCAGAGCAAGCGGCATTCGATTCTGAATTGATCTCGTATTTCCCGACAGGCAGAGATCAAAATCTTTCAGATGCCGAACGCCTGGCACTCGTGAAAATGAATTTGCAGTTCGAAAAAGCAGATGGCAAAGTAGTTGTGAAACGTAATGGCCAAATTGTACAAGATGCAAATACGCATGCACCACTTGCTGCAAAAGATGTGGTGGCGCAACTGTTCACTGAAAAGAAATGGGTTGCTGAAGGTAGTAACGGTGGAGCAGGTGGTCGTGGTGGTGGTGATAATACAGGCAATGGCGGTGGCACAGTTGGTGCAAAAACATTCAGCGCCTTTACCGAAAAATGGAAAGCTGAGAATCCCGGCAAAAATGAAGTGGGCAACGAGTTCCACGAAGCACTTGCAAAGCACATGAAAGATGTGCCGGACTTCGATGCTTATAACTAAGTGCAGCAATTCTACAGATACAAAACGACCGGCTATTCTTGGCCGGTTTCTTTTATAACAACAACATTTTATGAAACGCTTTCTTCTCATCATATTCCAGATATTACTTTGCGCAATGGCAATACCAGTTGTATTGATTAACATGGCTGTGTATTATATGTTTTTTCTGATTGTGCGTGTGGATGACAAGCTGAACGATAGCGAACCTGATTTCGTAGCCCGTTAATACCCTCTTTGTGTTACTTTGATTTAATCCGTGTAATTTGTACATTTACGCAATGTCTGAAGAAAGAAAGTGGCCTGCAAATAACGTTGCTGAGATCATGCGAATGTGTGAGGAAGCAGATTTGAAAGACTTGATTATTATCATGGATCAAGTTGATCAGGATAAACACCTGTACACTCCAAAGCAATTAAACGATGTACTGTTCTTCATCAGTGCCAGACGCAAGAAAATTGAATCTGATAAAAGATGGAAAGAAGGGAAAGAAAAATTAGGGTTATGATGCCAAAAGATTTACAAGACGCAATACAAGCTATAAAGGATATTCCTGACTTAAATCCAAAGCAAGAAAAGGCTATTGCTATTTTGGAGCAGGTTGCATTTTTGAAAGATGTTGTTTTGCAGCGTGCGAAGCTGTTAAGCAAAAAGAAAAGAATATTTCCGAAAGTAAACAGGAAGCCAAAACGCAAACAAAAGACGGTTGATCTGTTTAGAAATTCAGCAAAGTTTCACACTGGAATAATTCGCTTAATGGCAATACAAGCTCAGCCTATTCCGAAATTACCTAAAGTTTGGAATGATGAGCATAGAGCAGTTAAAGTAAACGGAGGCGCTCATGTCATTGAGCATGGTGAAGAAATTATAATCAATCGTAGCCGTTCGCAGTATGGTAATTATGATTTTCAGCTAACAAAAGGCCAAGTTAAAATTATCGAAGACCGGCATAATACAATTGATGAGGAAAGAATAAAAAAGCTATTCCGATTTTCCAACAGGGATTTATGCGATCACATCTTCGAACCAGTTGCCGATTCAGGAAGTTGGAAAGGTCCAATGAAGGCAAGATGTCAAAAATGCGGTTATGAACCATAAAACAATATTAAACAAATGGAAACATCCTCAATAGGTTTAGCAATTGCGGCAGGATTATTAACTTGGTGTTTTATGGAGTTGTTTAACTTGCCCCGAAAAAAAAATATCAAGAATGAACCATAACGAACGATACGAAAAACGCTACAAAGATCATTTGATTGCATGTGCAATTGTGATCGGGTTAATCTTGTTGTTTCAGTTGGCAAAAAGCTGGTTTACATAAAATCATTAATAGTTCAATTATAAAGATCATTCAAGCCGGATAACACCGGCTTTTTTCATGCCCTGTAAAAAATATATTTTCAGAATTAATTGAAACTTCAATTCTTTTTGTAATTTAGTGATGTCAACAGCTACGGAAGTGGTACTTCCAGTTGACAGGGTGAGCAGATAAGTGGTACTTATTGAGCGCACTATCAAAATCGGAGTGGTACTCCAATCTCTTTTTTCGCCCGGTGCAGTGGTACTCCCGGCAAACGCTCACAACATTATTTCACACACAAATTATTTGCTCTCATGGCAAACTATGCAACTTCTGTGTTGGCTAAAGGTCAAGCCGTTGTCACACAGAAAAACCAAGCACCGGAGCAGCGCCGCAAGATCCCTACTGTTATGGAATTGGCCCTGAAAAATCAGGAGTACAGTATTCCCAACGCTCCGGATCTTCGAAAGTCTGATCTCCGCCCGGTAGAAATCTACTACCAAAACGATGTAGCCGCTGGTGCAGGCACAACAAAAGCGCATTTACATACAGGAACATACGGTGACAGCGGTAAGGTTGAACTCACTTACGTTACACACGTAGAAACAATGAGCCTTCCCCGCAAGATCGCACAGAACAACATCCTGACTTATCAGCAGATGTTCAATAACCTGTACGAGATGAAGTGGAAGAACCTCCGCAACCGTCACGACAACAGTGACCTTGCATTATTGATCGCTGACTGAATGCAGTTATCTGCTGCTGTTATCAACGCTCAGCTTGACTCTGTAAATCCTGGTACTTACAGTGAAGCAAACTATGCACTCGAAATTGATGCTACAAAAGCAAGCCGCTTTGCTCAAAAAGGCAAAAGACTACATGGCTGCTCGTTTGTACATGGGTCAATATGATGTCGTTGCTGATCTTCAGATTGCAAGTGAATTTGAGTTCGCTAATCAACAAGGTCAAGGCAACAATACAAACCTCGGCTGGCAGTTTGCTGACATGAACATCAGTAAAACACAAAGCGTGGTTTCTTCTGCATATGGTGCAGGCGCAATGCTGATTCTTCCTGCAGGTTTATTCGCTGGTATGTATTGGAACGATGCTTTGAACAAAAGCGGCGTGAATGCAGGCGAAAACGAAGTGGGTACACTCGGTACTGTAGCTGATCCATTTGGAAGCGGTGCAGTTGCTGACATCTCTATGTACACAAAGCGTGCTGATACAAGTGCCAACACAACCGGCGGTTCTACTCAGGACATTGTGGATGAGTGGGAATTGTCGCTGACAGTAGCCTATGCATTGCCTCCGTTGAGCACTGCAGGTGAAAGCGTTGTTCACATGGTAGGTCAATCATCTTAATTCAATCACCATTAAAACAAAGTAAGAACATGAAAAAGTTTTTAGTACTGATGGTGATGAGTTTCGGACTGATTCTTTCCACCATCGAAACGCAGGCACAAAGCCAAACCTTGATTCCACTTGCTGCCGGCGATACTTTGTCGCAAAGTTCAAGTGCTGATACCGTTTCAAAAGTGATCCGTGTAACAGCGGGTTATTCTGCACTCGGTATTCAGGTGAATCAAACAAAGCTGAGTGGCACAGGTTCCGGTAAAGCATATTTGTATGGTTCATTGGATGGCACCAATTACGTGTTGACCGATTCCAGTGCAGCTTTTACAGACATCACTACCAACGTTGCATTCTTCACTAAAGTAACCACGCCTTACACTTATTACAAAGTAATGGCAAGGCCGGTAGCAGGATCAACGGGAACACAAACAGCAATTGTAAGAGTTTATTACGTGTTACGAAAACACGACTAAAGTTCTTTGAATAAAGAAGCATGTCAAAACCCATTCAAATAATTGTTGGCGGTCCCGGTGAGTTTGATCCCGCATTAGGTACAACCGATTACCTGAACCCGTTTTTAGCGGGGAAGGAATTCTATGTACTTCGTGAAGGATTAGGTATCATGCCTTACGACAGCTATCAGCCTTTATCAGCTGGTGGTTTTCGTTTACTCAACGATACGTTTCAAAACGAAACGCTTCATGTTGTGGTTACGGCCACAAACAGCGAAGCGGCGACCAACAGCAGTTATACGAATGGGTTTAATTACTCCCGTGTAATGAACGCCATGCTTTCAAGAATTGGGTTTAAGCAACCAACAGAATCAGCATTTGCAATTGTAGATGCTGGCAACCTGCAGAGTAACAGCGGGCGGTATTACAACGATTTTCATGCATTGGTTTCTGCACGTAACATCCGGGAAATTCAATCGGATTCAAATATCAGTGATGCAAATTTTAACGCATTGCTCGAGAGTTTGAAACGTGCATCGATCATGCGAAGCCTCAACGGTGTTTTGAATGTGAGTGAACAGATCGAACGTACATTATTGTATGAGCGTGATTACAATCAACAGGCGAACACTGTTACAAACGATAACAAGTTTGTAGGCTTTGAAATTCGTACACCGCAAAGCGATGAATTTGCCGTACAGATCGAAAGTGCAACATTGCTATTTGATAGCAATGTAACATTCAACTTGTATTTGTTTAAAGAAGGCAAAAAGTCTCCACTGTTAACCAGGGAAGTATCAGCAATAGCAGAGGAACAAACCGTTGTGAATTTCAGCGACATTATTCTGAGTTACATCGGCCAAAACACAAAAGGTGCCCGGTTCTATTTTGGATATTTCCAAAGTGATCTTGGTAGTGTGAAAGCCATCGATGAAGAATATCGCAACTGGAATAAACAAAAGTGCTTTGGTGCGATTGGCATGTACAGCAACAAAACAGATGGCAGCTACAATTTCGATCGACAGAATATTTATCGCAGTCACGACAATTTCGGGATCAATCTTGAAATCAGCACGTTCCGGGATCATACCAATGCGATCGTTAAGAAAGCGCACTTGTTTGATGAGTTACAGGGCCTGCAATTCGCTTACTCTTTTTTGGAAAGCGTATTGTACAGCACCAACAGCAATGCAATAGAAAGAATTCTGAAAGATCAGCTTACGAAAGCAGGGTTACAATTGGAAATGCAAGGTGCAATTGCCGCTCCCGACAGCCCGCAGGTTGAAGGATTGAGCAAACGCATCAAACGTGAAATGGAAAGGGTACAAAAAGAATTCTACCCGAAAGTAAAATCTCAATCCGTTTCATTATGCTGATTCAAAAAACAAACCCTGTCGGAATTGATGTACCGGTCCAGTTGTTTCAGAGTTATATCCATTCGGCTTTACTAAGCAAATGGAATATTACTGACGAATATCTCAGCTATGCAAGAGCAAGCCGAAATAAAACTGATGACGGTTATATCGCTGAAGTTCTTGAAGCAGGCAATAGTTATAAGGAAGTGTATTGGGATGCACGACAACATGCGGTTAGCTTCTTTGGCACATCAGCACGAACGCTTAATGAAAACGGCACTTTACAAACCGATGTTCACCTGGTGTTTTTCGTTGATGTAAAAAAGATCAAGCCGGCAATCACACACAGAGCAGATGAAGAAATCCGAAAGGACGTAATCAATGCATGTGGAAGCGGAATGTTTGGATTTGAATTCGAAGGCTTTGAAACAGGACTTGAAAATGTACTTCGTGAATATCCAGGCAGTCGGCGTGATGATCGCTTAAAGTTTGTTGACATGCAACCCGGTCATTGTTTCCGGTTAAATTTTTCAATCACCTACGATATCAATAATTGTTCATAATTAAAAACTTATAAAAATGGCAAATGTATGCGGCACGCTGGGTGCCAACACTGGTAAACCAACATGCGATGTAGCACTTGGTTCCATCAAATACATCCTGCTTACTCAGGGCAAGGAGTTCACAGCTGCTGAACTTACCAATGCCACCACCCTTAAAGCCGCCATTACAGCTGCTATGAAAGAAGTACGTGGCACGAGTAACAAAGTGTATTTATTCCCTTATGTAAACGAAAGCGAAGACAACAGTGGTGATGCTGTAACAGGATCTCTTGCTGATGGCTTCGAAAAAACATTACTTGATGCTGTTCCAAAATACATCATGCGTTCCGGCGCTGTTGGATATGCACAGAATCAGGCAATGTGCGCTTTCAATGGCTTCTCTGGTAAAATGTATATCAACGGTACAATTCAAAAAGAAGTACGGCAAAGGGTTGGGTGCGATTACCGACAGGCGAACGCTGTTTATGACAGGGAAACATTATGCTGAATTGTTTGTGAGTGCCCGTGCCGGTGAA